CGCAAGAATGATAGGCTTAGGCAAGTTGAGGACAGGTTAAACAAGGCATGCCTCAAGCTTGATGAGGCTACTGACGCGCTAAATCGAATCTTGAAGACCGAAGATGATTGCAATCAATGCGATCCTTGGTCGGCGCTGGAATCCATTAGCGCAATCGCTCACAATGCACTAGCAGGCTTGATATTGGACGGGAAAGAGGGGTAGGATCAGTGAGAACGATGAGAAAGGAACGAAATGCAGCGCGTAACAGCATGATAATCAACGACTTAGAAAAAGGTAACCTCTTAAACGACCGTTTAGAAGAGCGGAGTGCCGACTCCGGGGAAAACCTATGATTTTTGAAATCAAACAAAGTAACAAACCAAAATGAACGAAACCAAACAGAAAATTGAGATGATGCGAACGGCGGATTTGATCCCCTATGCCCGCAACAGCAGGACTCACAGCGAAATGCAAGTGGCGCAGATCGCCGGAAGTATCCGAGAGTTTGGATGGACGAATCCTGTCCTGATCGACGCAGAGAACGGCATCATTGCCGGACATGGCCGGGTGATGGCAGCGCAGCTACTCGGCGCGGACAAGGTGCCGTGCATCCGGATCGAACATCTGACTGAGACGCAGAAGCGGGCTTACATCATCGCGGACAACAAGCTGGCCCTCAACTCGGGATGGGATGAGGAGATGCTAGGACTGGAGCTGGCGGACTTACGGGAAATGGACTTTGATCTTGGCTTGCTCGGATTCAGCGAGGAAGAGCTAGGCTCATTCGACATCGAAGAATCCGATATGCCGGATCTCTCCGACGCTGACAAGCAGCCCTTCCAGCAGATGACATTTACCGTGCATGATGAGCAGGCCGAGGATGTGGAGTCGGCAATCCGCAAGGCAAAGCAGATGGGACACGGAGAATCAGCCGTAAACGAAAACAGCAACGGCAACGCTCTCGCATTCATCTGCCAATCCTTCAACCGGGTGAATCCATGATAAACACAAAATCAAATCCCGATTTGCCGGATTGCCGGGTTGCTCCGATCAAGCTGGAAGATGCTCGCAAGATCACGGTTGCGAAGCACTACATGGGAACATGGCCGCAAGGCGCGAAGGTCGCCTTCGGTCTATTCAAGAAATCCAAATGCGTCGGTGTAATGGTGGCTGGCTATGCCCCAACAACAGAGAGGAAAGTTGCAAAGTGGTGCCGAAAAATCGAGAGAAGGCAATATATCGAACTGCAGCGGACATGGATCAGCGACGAGATGGGGCACAACACGGAATCATGGATGATGGCTCGCGTTATGCGAATCTTCAAGCAATCCGGGATGTGGCTCGTTATGACCCACAGCGGCGGGTGCAAGGATGATGTGGGATTCATCTTTCAGGCTTCCGGCTGGCTCTATTTCGGATGCGATCCGTGCAATGACTTTTACGAAACCGAGCGGGGAGAATACAAGAATCTAGTAAGCGCAATGAGATTCGGTCGCGTCCCCAAGGAGATCTTAAAGCAGGGACAGCAAGCTATCGGCGAACATCTTTTCGGAGCGGGCAAGATAGTTCATGCAAGACGACATCTCTACATCTACCCGATCAACCGAGGGCTTCGTCAGCGCCTCAAAAAACTCACCTTGCCATTTCCAAAGAATCCCGCATTATTTCGCCGTGATCAAGCATGGTCAATTAACGGAGGTGTGGACACGGGGTCTGAACTCTCACCGGTTTCTGGGTCACTCCCGGACACCTCCGCCAAGCCATGAGCGCTAAGGACATAATCGTCCGTCCGATCAAGGCTGCGGATGCAAACAGGATCGTCAAATCCTGCCATTACTCTGGCAAGGTCGTTCCGAACTCGCAGCTCCATTTCGGAGTTTTCCTCGAAGGCAAATGCGGAGGCGCGATGCAGTTCGGGCCATCAATGCGCAAAGACCTGATCCGTCCGCTTGTAGCTGGCACCAAATGGAACGGATTCATCGAGTTGAATCGCATGGCGTTTGCTGACTGGTTGCCGCGCAACTCCGAGAGCCGCGCCATTGCTGTTGCTATGCGGCTAATCCGCAAAACGTATCCTCACATCGATTGGATCGTCAGCTTTGCGGACGGAACGCAATGCGGAGACGGGACAATCTACAGGGCTAGCGGATTCATTCTAACGGGGATCAAAAAGAATACGGAGCTAGTCGTGAACCCAAGGACTGGCGAGACAATGGCAACCATGGCAGCATACCACAAAGGATTTGCATCGGAGATTTCAACATGGGAGAGGCTTTCCGGCCACATGTTCCGATACCTCTACTTCCTCAATCCGGGAGCACGATCCCGATTGACAGTTCCGGTAATCCCGTTTAGTGAAATCCAACGCCGGGGAGCAGGTATGTATCTCGGCAAACCAAAACGCGCCGGAAGTGACACTTCGGACACGCCAGCTTTCCAAGCTGGAGAGGGCGGCTCACTACCGACCCCGGCGCTCCATTCTCCCGAGATATGAAACCGCCCGTAATATCCCAAGACCAGCTTGATAAGATTCATCAAGCCAATGCCGCGAACCTCATCAAGAAGGTAAAGAGCGGTAAGACGCTGACGAGCGAGGAACGCCGCATACTGGAAGGCATGGCCGGGCATGATACGGAGTCGGTCACAACTTCCCGACTCGCTGAAATCTTCGGCGTAAACCGTAAGAGCATCGCGCAATGGCGCAAGGAGGGTAAGAATGTGCCGGACAAGGTAGGCGGCAAGGAACCGCTGGCCGAGTGGCGGCGATGGTTTGAAGATCACCCGGATGCAGGACATTTCGATGGGAAGCCGAGCAAGAGCCGTGAGGAGCTTCTTGCCGTCAAGGTAGCGGTGGAGATCGACCTGCTTGAAATCAGGCGAGACAAGGAACGCGGGAAGCTGATTTCCCGTGATGAAGTCAATGAAAGGGACGTTAGTATTGCGATGGCGCTAAAGGCAATGCTGAGACGATATGAGCGCGAAATACCGACATTATGCCTTGGACTACCACTTACCCAGTCAATGCCTATCGTGAAGACCAAGGCGCGAGAGCTACAAGACAGGCTATCAGACATGACTGGCGAGTTCTGGGGGAATAACCCTGAATCCAATGAGCGAACCGTTTTGCCGCACAATCAAATCTGACTCCGACCTGCACCCGGCAGACTGGTGCGCGGAGTATGTCCACGTTGAGAACAGCGAGCGCGGGAGTAAGTTTGACCCGTCACAAACCCGATGGTGGAGGAAACCGATGGGATGTTATGCGGACTACGAGACGCGAAACATGGTCTGCATCATGCCGACCGGAGCGGGCAAGTCCACGTTCTTTGAGGCGATCAACTGCTGGATCGTTTCTGAGGCTCCCGGCTCCGTGCTGTATGCGTCCATCACCGATCCGAACGCGGAGCTTTGGGGAGAGACACGATTCCTAAAGGCCGCGAAGAAATGCACGCCGCTGGATCACCTATGGCCAAAGAACCAGCGCAATGCGGTTCGGAAGGATGCGATCATATGGGCGCACATGTTCATGGTTCTAGGCGGTGCGAACATGTCCAACTTCCAGGAAGTCTCGATCACCTACGGGCAGGGGGACGAGGCATGGGCATGGAAGCCGGGCATGGTTCGGGAGTGGAATGCCCGATCCCACAACCGCGAAAATCGCAAATTCACGCTCGCATCGCAAGCCGGCATGATCTCCACCGAGGACGGCACGGGTGAGACTTCAGAGCTTCATGCCGAGCATGACAAATGCCGGAAATGGGATTTCGCTTGGAAGTGCGAATGTGGGCATGTCCAACCGTTCCGCTTTGAGCAGTTGAAATATCCAGACAAAGGCACCGATCAGGAAAGGGCGGATGCGGTTGTGCGAGTCTGCGAAGGATGCGGGAAGGAACACGCCGACACTCACGAAAACAGAAGGGCGCTGCATGACAGCTACGAGGAAAACGACGGGTATCTCTGTGTGAACCCGGACGGGCAGCGCGGATACGAGGGCTTCCACCTCGACGCGGGCGGCATCTGGTGGATTCCGTGGGCGGAGGACGTATTGCAAAAGATCGCGGCGGACAAAGCGGCGGCGATGGGAGACTTTACCCAGCTTAGGCAATGGACGCAGAAGAGGCGGGCGGTCGGCTGGTCTGACAACCTGCAAGCCTCGGAAGTCACCCTAAAACCATCCGGCTACACA